TGATAGCCAAAACATTGTCATCTCCATATGTTATAACTCGCACATTCTCTTCAAAATGTTTGAGATCTACCATATCGGGTTTGTACTTGTTTGCAAGATAAAGGTATGAAGCGCGGAATGCACACAGACCGTAGAGAGAATTATTCTCTGCAGTCGGCACGAATCCAGCGGGCGTTCCATTGGTCGTTTGGTAAATGGTTCCTTGGTTGTAGCGAATAGCACAGCATGCATATTCCCACAATCTTCTTCTAACTTTTCGGTCGTTATCGGTGTAGTCAGCGTCATAAACTTTATAAATTTCATCTATCAGGTTAAAATTAACCCAAGTCAAATCATCCATAAGCCTATCGCTGAAATCAGTCATATCGCCATCAATCATCTCATCTGAGGCTCCTCGTAGGTAAGTCGCTAAACTATGCCACTCGGGACCCCAAACGTTAATGCCAACAGCAATTCCGTTTGTTATCCTATGATGTCTCAAATGGGCCAATGCAGCCATGTAATATTTACGAAATAATACATTATAGTGCATTGGTCCATTCGAAATCATTCGAGTTTTTCCAGCGTCAACCTTTGAATGTGATCGGCGCTCATCCTTAAGTGTATCCACCCATATGATTTCATGTGGGCGGTCCTCTAAAAGATCATTCTCTAAGTTCTCAACGTCTTGTTTGAGTTCCAGTGCAGGGGGACTTGTGAAATCCCAGTCACTAGAACCCATCCAAAATGTTTTACCTTTCTTTCCTCGTTTTCGGGGGTCGAGAACATATGGGAAACCAGGCGAAGTTAATCGGTTGATGGGCTGAAATAGCACATCTCCTTCAATACCTCGCACAGCTTCCTCATACGTTAAAAGTCGTATTTGGGGGGCTCTCTCCGTTCGTGGTAGAATTAAACTTTTCATGCTCAATTCTATATCGTCAATCACTCGTTGTGTTAAGTAACCACACTGGCGTCCTTGCTTTGCAGCACCTTCGCGTAGTGGGTCCCTTACTACAATCTCACCATCAATTTCCTGTTTCCATGGTCGTAATTTGGCAGGGCGCGTTAACACCGGGCCAAACTTTCCGTAAAGGGCTGATTTGACAATACTGGTTTTGCTAGCTTGAGGGATAACAAAATCAGCTTGACCTTTTGAAATTAGGGCCGTCTCAAAAGGGTTTTTGGCGGGTGCTAAGTCGCGTAGTCCACAATCAACTTGGGCAAAGTTGGGTAAGCATTGTAAACCACTCTCAATTGTCTCTCTCGAAACAACTTGACAGTAATTGCTCGATGGTAAAATAGAACCACTGATATGCATACCAATGATCCTTCCTGCTAGTTTGTCACTGTTAACTGTGAGAATTTTCCCACAATCTCCAACTTTAGTCGGTATGTCGTGCTTAACAACATGTGAGGCGTCGAATGATTCGAAGCCATTAGGCATGTTGATTACAATCTTGATGTCTTCTATCTTACACTTTCCTCCCATGCTAGTAGATACTGGCATATCGTTCTCCATATCAACTCCTGAAAGAGTGGCGTCAAATTTGGCTCCACTCAACTTCTCTAAATCGTCGTTCGTCGCAAAATGGTGTAAGATTGACTTTCCGCGGGGCATCTTGGACAGTGTAAACATACACAAATCCATAGGTTCGTCGTCATCGGTGGGTTTTTCCGGAGTGAAAAGGATTACTGAATCCTTCTCAAACCATCCATCAAAACTTTTAACAATTTTGAGCTTTGAGTTGTCGCTAGGGACCATA